TTGTTTACTGTGCCTGAAGGATACAAGCTTGTTGGTATTGATATATCAGGGCTTGAAGTGCGTATGCTGGCACACTTTATGTCTAAGTATGACAACGGTGCATACACTGATGTTGTTTTAAATGGTGACATACACACAACTACACAAAAACTAGCTGGATTAGATTCAAGAGATGTAGCCAAAAGATTTTACTATTGTTTCTTGTATGGTGGTGGTGTCAAAAAGATTGCACAGGTTATAGATAAGAAAATAAATATTGCCAGTGCTATTAAGAAAAGATTTTTAAATAATTTACCAGCATTAAATAAACTAATAGAGCAAGTACAGTCTGCTTCAGAGCGTGGACACCTTGTTGGTTTAGATAAGCGACAAGTAAAAGTACGTTCTGCACATTCAGCTTTAAACACTTTACTACAAAGTGCTGGAGCTATTGTATGTAAACAATGGTTAGTTGAATTTGACAGAGCTGTAAAGAAAATACCTAACGTCCAACAAGTCGTATGGGTACATGACGAGATACAAGTTGAGTGTCTTGAAAAGGATGCACAAACAATCGGAGAATTAGCTGTCGAAGCAATCGAACGAACAGGCAAACACTTCAATCTACGTATCCCATTAACAGGGGAATTTAACATAGGAAATAATTGGAGTGAAACACATTGACCAAAGCAAATAAAAAATTCGACATTGATTTAAAGTATGGACAAGAACGTGAACAACGTATTGTTGCAATTCTCGACAGTGATAAATCTAAAATAGAAGTTAAAACAGAACGTGACTGGTGGTTTAAGACTGGCAACATTGCTATTGAAATTGAATCTAATGGCAAGCCGTCAGGTATCATGGCAACTGAATCAGATTACTGGGTACACATACTCGCACAAGGTAAAGATGATTACTGTAGATTAATTTTTGATACTGACACTGTTCGCAAACTTGCTGAGACTTACAAGCACACATTAAAAAATGGTGGTGACGGCTGGCGTACAAAATTTGTACTCGTACCCTTATCAGAATTATTTGATAAAAAAAATTTACACTAACTAATACGGAAGAGGAACTTATGCCTAGAAGAATACTTATAGACGGTGACATATATGCTTATCGCACTGCAATACAAAATGAAGTTGCAACTGATTGGGGTGAAGATTTTTGGACGCTTCATGCTGACGCTATGCAATCTAAAAGATTGTTAGATGACACTATTGAAGAGATAAAAAATAATCTAGGTGGTGATGAAGTAATTGTAGCACTGACTGACTCTAACAATTTCCGTAAAGATGTTCTGCCTAGTTATAAAAGCAATCGTAAAAATCTTCGCAAGCCCATGATTTTATCTGAGTTGCGACAGCATTTAATTGATAATCACAACACTGCTATCTACCCAAACTTAGAAGCAGATGATGTCTTAGGTATTCTTGCCACTACCCCACACGAAGACAATGAAGACATTATTGTTTCAGTTGATAAAGACTTAAGACAAATACCTACGCAAGTCAGCCCTGACGGTAAAGATGTTTGGTCTGTCAGTAAGCAAGAAGGTGACTACTGGTTTATGATACAAGCTTTAACTGGTGATGCTACAGACGGCTACACTGGTTTACCTAAAGTTGGTATTAAAACTGCTGAAAAAATTCTTGGAACTAGTGACAAACCTTTATCAGAGATGTGGCAACAAGTGTGTGCTGCATATAATAAGGCTGGTTACTCAACTGATGAAGCACTTCAGCAAGCAAGATGTGCCTACATTCTAAGACATGGTGATTACAATTTAAAAACTGGAAAGGTAAAACTATGGCAGACCAAGTAAAGAAACCTAATCATTATTTTAGATACGTCATAGAGCCTATCACTTTCATAATGCAAAACAATATCCCATACGCTGAAGGTAATGCGATTAAATATTTATGTCGTTGGCGTTACAAACACAACACCAAAGAAAAGCAATTAGAAGATTTAAAGAAAGCTAAACAGTACATAGATATTCTCATTGAATTAGAGACACAATCAAATGCCAAAAAATTAATTTATAAGTTAGGAAACAACTAAATGTCAAACACACTACCTACAACATACCAACAGTATATACACACTTCTCGATATGCTAGATTTATAGATGATAAAGGCAGACGTGAAACATGGGATGAGACAGTTACTCGTTACTTTGATTTCATGCAAAATCATTTAAAGAAAAACTTTAATTATAATTTAGATAGCAAGACACGTGATGCTCTAGAAGAACACATATTAAATTTAAACATTATGCCTTCTATGCGTGCACTAATGACGGCTGGTGCAGCATTAGAACGTGACAACACTGCTGGTTACAACTGCTCATACATACCTATAGATGATGTTAGAAGTTTTGATGAAGTAATGTATATACTATTGTGTGGTACTGGTGTTGGTTTCTCAGTGGAACGTAAAAGTGTAGATAAACTACCAGTTATTGCTGAAGAATTTAGTGATAGTGACACTGTTATTGTGGTGCAAGACAGTAAAGCTGGCTGGGCTAAATCATTTCGTGAACTTATTGCTATGCTTTATTCAGGACAGATTCCTAAAATAGATATATCAAAAGTTAGACCTTCAGGAGCTAGGCTAAAAACTTTTGGTGGACGTGCTAGCGGTGCACAGCCTTTAGTTAATCTATTTGATTTTGCTATTGCTACTTTTAAAAATGCTGCTGGTAGAAAACTAGATGCTATCGAAGCTCACGACCTAGTTTGTAAAGTTGGTGAAGTAGTAGTTGTTGGTGGTGTTAGACGTAGTGCTTTAATATCTTTAAGCAACATACAAGATGACCAAATGCGAAATGCAAAGAGCGGTCAATGGTGGTTAGAAGACGGGCAACGTGCACTAGCTAATAACTCAGCTTGCTATTCAAGAACACCTGATATGAATTTATTTATGTCCGAGTGGAAATCTTTATATGAAAGTAAGTCAGGTGAACGAGGTATCTTTAACAGAGAAGCAGCAAAAAATAAGGCTGGTGAAAATGGAAGAAGAGATGCTGAACATTTGTTTGGTACTAACCCATGCTCTGAAATAATATTGAGACCATATCAATTTTGTAATCTTACTGAAGTTGTTGTGAGAGCAACAGATGACTTACAATCATTGTGTGATAAAATTAAATATGCAACTATGTTAGGCACATTCCAATCTACTTTGACTGACTTTAAATATTTAAGAAAAATATGGAAAGACAACACAGAAGAAGAACGTTTATTAGGTGTATCCCTTACAGGTATCATGGACAACAAACTTACAAGTAGTCCTTATAAAGAACAATTAAACACTATGAGACAAGTAGCTATAGATTCAAATAAAGAACTAGCTAAAAAACTTAAGATACCACAATCAACTGCAATCACTTGTGTAAAACCAAGTGGCACAGTAAGTCAGTTAGTTGATAGTGCTTCAGGAATACACACTAGACATAGTGATTATTACATAAGAACAGTGCGAGGAGATATTAAAGACCCACTTACTAATTTCTTAAAAGATAAAGGTGTTCCGAATGAGCCTGATGTTACTAAACCTGAGAGTGTTGTAGTGTTTTCTTTCCCAGTTAAATCTCCTACAGGTAGTTTAACTAGAGATAGTAAAACAGCTATTGAGCAACTAGAGACATGGTTAATGTATCAAAGACACTGGTGCGAGCATAAGCCTTCAGTAACTATAAGTGTTAAAGAGCATGAATGGTTAGAAGTAGGTGCATGGGTTTACAAGCATTTTGAAGAAGTGTCAGGTATTAGTTTCTTACCACACAGTGACCACGTGTACCAACAAGCTCCATATCAAGAAGTTGATGTTAAAGAATACAAAGAGCTTCTTAAAAAAATGCCTAAAGACATAGACTTCACAGGTCTTAGTGCATACGAAAGTGAAGATAATACTAGTGGGTCTCAAGAGTTAGCTTGTGTTGGTGGTGTCTGCGAAATTGTAGATATAAAGCCAAGCTACTAAAGACCCCTTTTTAGAAGGATTTCATTATGGAATACGAAGATATTAAATTTCCTGAGACAGTAGCAGATATGATGCTGTTACTTACTCAGGTTTATCCCAACAAAACACCTTCAATGTCAGATAATACTAATAAAATTATGTATGAAGCTGGGCAAAGAAGTGTTGTTGATTGGTTAATAGAATTACAAAACTCAGAAAAGGAATAATACTATGTGTTTAGGTGGACAACCAAGTACTCCAGCACCTACAAATGTTAAAGATAACAGTATGTATTACAATGGTAATGTGTTTGACCCTAAACCTGAAGAAATAGTTTCACCTGTAGAGTCTAATTTAGAAATAAAAAGGGATAACGGGGGTCGAGGCAAGGAAAGTCACAAAGACAGATTGGATAAATCTAGCGGTCTTAATGTGGCTGACAGATATAAAGGCATAGATATTTAACAACAAACCAAAGGAAAACGTATGTGCGGTGGCAGAAGTAAACCAGCTCCAGCTCCAGCACCAGCTCCTAATCCAGTTGCGTACAGTCCTAACCCTTCAACTATGGGTATGGAAAACGCTCCTGAATTAGTAACGGCTGATGTCATGGAAGATGAAGAGCTGAAGAAAAAGCTTAAAAAGAAGCAAGGAACTACAGCTTTACAAACTGATTTAGCTGTTCCTACTAGTGGCAATAACTTAAATATTGCTTAAATAATCTATGGATGAACAACAACTCCAAACATTAAGTGCTTCAGCAAAAGAACGTTACAACAAATTAATACATGAAAGAGAACATTTTCTTGAAAGAGCTAGAGAATGTGCTGAATTAACTATCCCAGCTCTTATTCCTGACGAAAGTTTTAATTCGTCTTCTGATTTATACACACCATTCCAAAGTGTCGGTGCTAGAGGTGTTAATAACCTTGCATCAAAATTACTCCTATTATTACTCCCCCCTAACTCCCCTTTCTTTCGCTTAAAAATTGGTGGTAAAGCCAAGCAAGAAATTGAGCAACAACCTGAAGTTAAAACTCAAGTTGAAAAAGCTTTAGCAGATATTGAAAAAGAAATAGCCAGTAAGATAGAAGAACTTGCTATACGTGTTCCAGTGTTTGAAGCTTTAAAACATTTAATTGTAAGTGGTAATGTTTTAACAACGCTTCCTAAAAAGGGAGCTATGCGTGTTTTCCCTTTATCACAATATGTATGTAAAAGAGATGCTGAAGGAAATTTATTAGAAATAATTATTAGTGAAAAAATATCTCCATTAACTTTTAATGAGAAGACAAGACTAGAATTGTTTGCAGACGGTGAATATAAAATAGATGAAGATGTAGAATTATATACTCATATATATAAACAAGATGATGATAGTTTTTATGTATGCCAAGAAGTGAATGAAAGAAAAGTACCTAACTCACAAGGTACATATAAAAACGACCAACTACCTTTTCAGTGTTTACGAATGATACGTGTAGCAAGTGAAGACTATGGACGTAGTTATGTAGAAGAATTTATTGGAGACCTTAAATCCCTTGAAGGTTTATCACAAGCACTTGTAGAAAGTGCGGCAGCTTCTAGTAAAGTTGTCTTTATGATTAGACCTAATGCTGTTACCAAAAAAAGAGACTTAGCTCTTACTCGTAATGGTGACATTATTACTGGCTCATCAGATGATGTATCAGTCTTACAAACAGATAAACAATATGACTTAAGAATAGTAGCTGACTCAATACAAAACCTTGAAGAGCGTATGTCTTATGCTTTCTTATTACACACTGCTGTACAACGAGATGCTGAAAGAGTTACGGCTGAAGAAATAAGATATATGGCTTCACAATTAGAAACTGCTTTAGGTGGTGTCTACTCATTATTGTCTCAAGAATTTCAATTACCACTTGTGCAATTATTAATGAAACGTATGAGTAAGGCTAAAGAAATTCCAGCATTACCTGATAAGAGTATAAAACCTACTATCATAACTGGCGTGGAAGCTTTAGGTAGAGGAAATGATTTACAAAAATTAACTGAGTTTGTAGGACAGATTGTTGGATTAGCTCAAGTTACTCCTGAGATTGTACAGACTATTAATCCTTCAGATTTAATTACAAGAATTGCAACTGGTCTAGGAATAGATACAGACGGCTTAATTAAAAGCCAAGAACAAATTCAGCAAGAGCAACAAGCTCAACAAGAACAAATGATGCAACAACAAATGATGCAAGGTGGTATGGACGCTGCGGTGTCTGCTGCTGCTCCAGTAGCAAACAATTTAAGCAAGCCTGAATGACCTCTTGGTTTATCAGTGTTGTAATAAATTTTAATCTACTGACATCGCCTGTTGCTTCTCACTATCAATTACAACAATTTAATTCAGAAATATCTTGTCTTAAGTTTGTAGTAAAAAATTATAAAAAAGTTGAGAGTAGTGCTGCTGAATACTTTGGGGAATATGAAATAGAAGGCATAAGATACAGACTCAAAGATATAGAATTGGGCTGTGTTTCTTTAGACCTCGTATAACAAAGGAAAAAACAAATGGTAGAAACCGTAGAAATAAATGAAAATGAAACCACAAGTGAAGCACCTGTAGTCGAGACACCAACAACTGCACAAGCAAAACCTGAATGGCTTCCTGAAAAATTTAATAGCCCTGAAGAAATGGCAAAAGCTTATGGAGAGTTGGAAAATAAATTGGGACAACCTAATCCTGAAACTCCTGAGCCTGTTAAAGAAGATACTAAATCAGATATGGAGATAGCTGATAAAGCTGTTGAAAGTGCTGGCTTAGATATGGGCACATTACAACAAGAATTTGATACTACTGGTACACTAGCTGAAACAAGTTATGAAGCTTTACAAAAAGCTGGTATTCCAAAAGATTATGTAGACCAATTCATTGCTGGTCAAAATGCTGTAAAGGCTTCACAAGAAGGTGAAGTTAAAGGCTTAGTAGGCGGTGATGAAGGTTATAGTGAAATGACTTCGTGGGCTGGTGGTAATATGTCTGCTGAAGAAAAGACTGCTTACAATTCCCAAGTAAATAGTGGTGACTTGGAGACTGTAAAGTTAGCTGTCTTAGGACTAAAAGCTCGTTATGAGCAAGCTAACGGAAGTGAACCTAACCTTGTTAAAGGTAAAGGTACTTCACCACAGGCTGACGGATTTAATTCGTGGGCTGAAGTTACTGTGGCTATGAATGATGTACGATATAGCAAAGACCCAGCATATCAAGCTTCAGTTAAGCAAAAGATAGCAAATAGTAAACTATAGTTGTGCACTCTTTTTAGAGGGCAACTGCCAAAACAAATTAAATAAACAATACTGACCTACTGCGGTAGACAATCTGTTATTTGATATTGAAGATGTGATGGCTTTCAAGAAAACAAATCAACAATCAACAGAAGGAAAATACTATGGCAAATGCTACACCCGTAAGTGTGGGTAGAGTCAATGCCAGTGGTTCTGAAGATGCTTTGTTTCTGAAAGTTTTTGCGGGAGAGGTTTTAACCTCTTTTGAAAGAGCTTCAGTAACAGATGGTGCTGAAATGGTGAGAAGTATCTCATCAGGAAAATCAGCTACATTCCCAGTAATGGGACGTGTAGGTGCAGCCTATCATGTGGCAGGTGCGGAAATCACTGGAAGTGACGTAAACCATAACGAAAAGGTCATTACTATAAATGACTTACTACTTAGCTCTGTGTTCTTATCGAACATTGAAGAAGCTAAAAACCATTGGGACGTGAGAAGTGCGTACTCTACTGAAATTGGTAGAGCATTAGCATTCCAAAAAGACAAACACATCCTACAAACAATAGGTCAAGCTACACTAGCTGCAACTAACGTAACAGGTGGAGACGCTGGTACTGTATTAACTAATACAGGTATCGCTTCTGCAACTGCTGCAACTGCTGCTAATGCAATGATTGACTCACTGTTTGATGCTGCTTCAAATCTTGATTCACACTACGTACCAAAAGAAGGTCGTAAGTGCTTTATCAGATTGGAAGAGTACTACAAGCTAGCTAATGCTACTAACGCTGTAAACATTGATTTCAGTGGTGGTAACAATGGTGGGGTTGCTGAAGGTAAAGTAATGAAAGTTGCTGGAATTGAATTAATTCCAACTGCTCATTTTGTATCTTCTAACATCTCTACTGGTCAGCCTGATGCTGGTACTTCTGCTTCAGTATCAAACCCTCAAGCTGTAAACTTAACTAACTTTGTAGCACTGGTGTCACACCCGTCTGCTGCTGGTACAGTTAAGCTTATGGATTTGGCTGTTGAGTCAGAGTACGACATAAGACGACAAGGCACGCTAATGGTTGCTAAATATGCTATGGGACATGGCGTATTAAGACCTGAAGCTGCTGTTGGCATTAAAGAAGCGTAAGCTTAGTTAATACCACAACAAACTAGTAAGGGCATCAAGATTTATCACTATGCAGACTTGCTCTGCCCTTACTTTTGAGAGAGATATATGACACAAATAATTCCTACTACCGAACTACAAGCTGTAAACATTATGTTGAGTATGATTGGTGAAGCTCCAGTTAATACAATTACAGGTGTTACAAATGTAGATGTATCTGTCGCTAAAAATATTCTTGATGAAACAAGTATGTCAGTACAGTCACAAGGCTGGAACTTTAATACTGTTTACAACAAAGTAGTCACCATTGATGATGACTCTAAAATTCCCCTAGCATCAAACGTTATCCAAGTTGATGCCAACGTAACTAGTTTCCGTTATATGAATATTGTGTTCCGAGACGGTTTTCTTTATGACCTTGATAAAGACACAAATATTTTCACCACAGCTCCTACTATAGACATAGTAACTGTTGAGCCTTTTGAAACAATTCCCGAATATGCAAGACGCTATATTACAGCTCAAGCTGCTAGAAGGTTTGCTGCTCGATTTGTTGGAGCTAAAGACATTGTAAAATTTGCACAACAAGATGAGTCTGATGCTTTAATTAATTTACAACAATCAGATTCAAGAAGTGGAGATGTTAATTTACTAGAAGGAGATGCAAACACATTTTCTATAATAAACAGAACACCTAGAAGGACTTCTTAATGCCTTTAGTCTCACAAACCATTCCCAATTTTATCAATGGTATTAGTCAGCAAACACCTACACAAAGAGGTTTAAATCAAGGCACTACACAAATTAATATGCAGTCTAAAATTGTGGAAGGATTATGTAAACGTCCACCTTTAGAATACATTGCAACTTTAGATAACTCTCAAGTGTTTCCAAATACAAGTTATGTTTGGGAAATACAACGAGATGAAAACAATAAATATTTCTGTGCTTTTTTTAATGGTGGTGTGCGAGTATTTGATTTAAATGGTAATGAGAAAACTGTTTCCTACCCTAATGGTACTTCTTACTTAACTTCAACAGCACCTAAAGATACTTTTAGATGTGTTAATGTAGCTGACTTTACTTTTATAGTTAATAGAAGTAAAACCGTTTTAGCAGACAGTACAACTTCTGCTGCTAAAGTAGAAGAGTTTCAAATTTATACAAAAGCTACTAACTTTGGACGTACATATAAAGTTGCTATTAATCATCCTGATATGGCTGATGAATTAGAAGTACAATTTCAAATGCCTTCAGGTAATGATGCTACAACTGATAGTGAATTTAGAGACACAGATAAAATTGCAGACATATTATTATATGGAACTTCAAGCACTGACTGGAACGCTGCTGCGTCACAAATAGGATTTAAAGTAATTAATAAAGCTAGTGGAGCGACACTTTCTACAACGCAAGGTCTAGCAAACTATTCAGGAATTTCTAGTCATTTTACTTTTGAAAAATCTTCATCATTAATTTATGGTAAGCCAACAGACGGTGATGCTGACTATACAGTAACAACTTCAGACGGTGCTGGTAATACTTCTATGTATGTCTTAAGAGACAAAGTACAAGACTTTTCAGCATTACCTTACTATGCAAAGCCTGATACTATTTTACAAATTACTGGTGATGAAGGTGATACTCTTACAGATTACTACGTAAAATTTGAAAATGACGGAGTGTGGGCTGAGTGTATTGCTCCTTCTACTTCAGTAGGTTTAGACAATTCAACAATGCCACACGCATTAGTAAATAATAATGACGGTACATTTACTTTTAAACAATTAGATTATACTGATAGAGATTGTGGCAACAGTACAACTAACCCTGACCCAAGTTTTGTAAATAGAGCTATACAGAATGTTACTTTCTACAAAAACAGACTAGGCTTTTTATCAGGTGAGAATTTAATATTATCTGAAAATACTTCTTACTTTAATTATTTTGTAACTACTGCAACACAAGTTTTAGATACAGATGTTATAGACATTGCTGCATCAGGAACTACGGTTAATACATTACGTAGCTCAGTTGCTTTTAATGATACGCTGTTACTCTTTTCTGATAATGGACAATATAAATTAGATAGCTCAGGTAACACTGCAATATCTCCTTTAACTGCTATCTTAAATTTAGTATCTAGTTTTGAGCATAATAGAAATGTACGTCCTGTAACGGCTGGTAAGTATGCTTACTTTGCACAAGATAGAAACGACAACACTGCGATAAGAGAATATTATTCAGATGAAGATAGTTTAACTAATGACGGTATTGATATTACTGTTGGTGTACAGGATTTAATTCCTGAAAATGGTTATCAAATAATAAGTAACAATATTGAAGACACCTTGTGTGTGATTGCATCAGATACGGCTGATAGTCAAACAGCTCCTTATACCACAAGCAGTGCTGTAACTACTACACATGGTAATAGAATATATGTATATAAATATTTCTTTGATAATGCAGAGAAAGTACAATCTTCGTGGTCATTTTGGGAATTAGAAGGTGTTAAAATATTAGGTGGTTTAGGTACAGATAGTTTTATTTATTTATTTACTGCGGAAGGTACTAACACAAAATTATATAGAATTGATTTACGTAACCTTAAAATACCTTCTCTTGGTTTTAATATTTATTTAGATAAACGTGCAACAGTGTCAGCTACATATAGTGCAAGCACTGGTAAATCAACTTTTACTTCTCCTTATGGAGCACTCACTAATTTATTAGCAGTAAATGCTACTACAGGAACTAATTTAATTACTGTCAATACTTCAGGCTCAACTTACACCGTTGAAGGTAATCATACTTCATTATATATAGGAACAACTTTTGCCAGTACTTACGAGCTATCTCCACAATTTATTCGTGAAGAAAGCAGTAGAGGGACTATCTCAATCACTAATGGACGTTATCAAATTAAATACATTACATTTGATTTTGTAGACACTGGTTATTTCAGAGTAGAAGTAACTCCTGATAACAGAGATACACTGACTAAACAATTTACTGGATATGTAATTGGTCTTCCAACAACTTTAATTGATAGACCAAGTATAAGTAGTGGTGCATTACGAGTACCAATACAAGCTGAGAATACTAAATTTACACTGCAATTAAAAAATGATTCTCACTTACCAACTTACATTGCAGCAGCAGACATTGAGGGGTTTTACCATACACGTTCAAGGAGAGGTTAATGGAAATAAAAAACCCTAGAGTAAGAGAAGCGAAGTTAAATGATGCTTTGCTTCTACACAAGAATTTAAGAAAAGATGATATAAGAGAAATTAGAGCTTCAGATAATGTTTCACCATTAGAAGCTTTGGTAATGCCTTTTACTTATGAAGGCTCACAAACATACAGCATTATCCATGATGTTGAAGATGACATTATTGGCATGTTTGGTGTGTGTCCAGCACTTAGTGATGATGCTTTTGGCGTAGCTTGGATGCTCGCTACTGACAACATACAAGTAATCGGCAGAAAGTTTTTAAAAGAAAGCCGACACTGGGTAAATGAAATGGGGAAGTCTTATGACTTCCTATACAATTTTGTAGATAAACGAAATTGGAAATCTTTGAAGTGGTTACAGTTTTGTGGCTTTGAGCCAAAACAAGAACTTAACTACGGACATGAACAACGTAAATTTTTATTAGTAATGAAGGATATGAAAGATGTGTAATGCTCAAGCAGTTGTTGCTGGACTACAAGTAGCTGGAACAGTTGCTAAGTATCAAGATGATAAATCAGCAGCTCAAACTAAAGCTAATGCTAATGAAACGTCACGAAGAAATGCTGACCAAGCTTATTTAGAAGATATTTCACGTATTGATATGGAACGTACTATGGCTGACCGAGAAAAACGTCTTGCAGACTTTACGGCAACACAGGCAAAAAAGAAGGAAGCTGCTGCTTCATTAAATACTGGTTTTGGAAATCCACTAGCAGCGTTTCAGGCTGCTGGATTTGATGCTGATATGGAACTAGGAATGAACTCAGTAGACTACACAGCAGACCTAGTAAAAATTGGCTGGCAACAAAGAGATTCATACGCAACATTACAACGAACTTATAATGGGCTATCAACCCCTCGTAACCCAAGTAAAATTGGAGCAGCATTGGAAATTGCTGGTAGTGGTGCACAATACGAAGCTAACACATAAGGAATATAAATGGCATACAGAAAACAAATAACTAACAAACGTTTTGGCACTACATTCGCTGGTAATCCAAATTATGATACTAACTCCCCTCTTGGTGATGTTGTAAAATCACTTGCAAAAATAACTCCCCAATTCCAACAGTATGCTACTTCAGATAAGAAAAAGAAACAGGACGCTGCTACTGTCAGTTATCAAGCACAGATTGCTAATGGTCTATCACCTGATGATATTGAAAAGAAAATAAAAGCTGGAGAATTACCTGAATTAAACAATGTGTATTCAAGTAGTATTATACAAAGACAGCGTGGATTATTTGATGCTGCAAAAGTAACTAACAATATTACAGAAAACATAGGAACGTTTGACCCACTAACAATGGACTTCAATGAGTGGGCTAAAGATTATTTACCAAGTGATTTAAGAAGCAAAGGCAATCATTATAATCAAGGGTTTCAATATTTATATCAGCCCTACTTAGCAGACCAAAATATAAACACTGCTAAAGCATTAAATCAAGGTGCTTTAGATAGAAAACGAGATAACGTGTTTGAACTGTATGATAGCACTACTGGTGTTGCTGATATATTTACTAAACAAAAATTACTAAGAGAGCAAGTTGTCTCTGAAGAAGGTGAAGTTGGATATATCTATACCAACAATGAAATTAATGACCACACTATCGGCTATGTTGAGTACGTTGGTAACAAAGCAGAAAACGTTGAAGACATTGACAGAGCTATAACTATTTTAACACATGATAGAGGTGAAGGTGCTGGTGGTAATAAATTAGGTAGCCTTTTAAATAGTGGTAGTGATAGTTACGACAACGTTAAAACTTCACAAATTTATAGCCAACTTTTACAAAAACGAGAACGTCTGATTAATGACAAAATTAATAAGGAAAGAATTGCCAAAGAACAAGAAAACACAAGTATTTTAAAAGACACATTAGAATTAACTAGAACTGGTGAAATGACTACTGCTGCTTATGTTGCTTTAGAAAAACGTATTGCTGCCAATGACGCTAGTTTAATTGATGCATTTAATCGGGTAGCAAAGTCTACTTACAAAGGTAAAGCTATCCCTAGTATTGTTACAGAGTTTGAACGAACAGCTTTAAATGGAGAGTTTAGAAGTGTAGAAGAAGTGTTTACAAAAGGTATTGAACTGGGAGTACCTTTAAGTGTTATAGAAAACACAGAGACGAGAGTACTTAAAATGCTTGCAGATGAAGCTGCTGGTATTACTCCTATATACACTACTAATACACATTATAAAGAAATGTTATCTCAAGTAGATGATATTATAGACGTTAATGTATTTACTAATGATGCTGTTGGTATGTTAAATGATGTTGAAAAGAAATTTGCAATGGAAGCAAAAAACTACATACATGGACAGATATTAGACCAAGAAGCTGAGTGGGCGGAAGCTGGAATAACACCTACAAATAAAGAACGTCAAGATTTTGCAAATAATTTACGTGAATATATAAGCACTAGATTTGGTGAAACTGGTGGTACACAATCTTTAGTTATTGGCAGTGGAAATGCTGTAAGAAAGGATGAAAAAGGGTTTAGCGTCCCTGAAATTGTTGAAGATAGAACTTCTGCGACTAACAACATTGTCACTAGTGCTCAAAACAATTTTTCTGAATTACAAAATGCTACACAAGAAGACGGTAATGTTAATCAAGAAATTGTGAAACAAAATATTGATGCTCTTCAAAACATGATTGGTGA